CGATCCGTACCCATCCAGCAGGAGCTTGTCGAGGCGAATAAAAATCGTATTCCAGCCGTCGAATATACGGCACATTGTTGGATAGATACATTACCGATCCGGGCGTAATTTTTGCCAAAGCATCGGCTACTGTATCCGATCCATCACCATCAATGCGATCAATTTCATTACGAATTGGTGCGCCCGTGCTGGCTTGCCAATTTCCTTTTGCGCGACCGCCCACATAGCCCGGCGGGGCGGGTTTTGTCCAATAAGTCGGATCACCAACCGGTGTGCCTTGAATCACACGGCGAAAAATTTCAGTGGTTACCTTCTTAACCGCGCCTTCAACGTTCGTATTGATCTTGACAGTGATTTTGCCCAGGCTCATTTTCGCACCTGTGAAACATAGAGCGCGTGTTCTTCGCCTGACCAAATAATCTGCACCGCGATGACCGTATAAGTCACCGAGTCAACAATGAACCGGTCATTTGGATTCGGCTCGGTGTTGCCTTTGGCGGCAATCGTCAACTTTTTGTCACCCTTTTCAACCAATCCGGCCACGTATTCGTCGCCAGAAAATTCTTCAAGGATGGCCTTTGGTACTCCGACACTCGTAGAACCACCAGAAACATCGCCAGTAATCGGGTCATACGTTCCCTCGGTCACAATGGTGTGACTGACTGCCTTGCCGTATTTATTCAGCAAGCGAACAGCAGTGGCTCTGGCCTTGGTGTCGAGTGCTGTCATGTCCGCATCAACTTCACTTGGTTGGCGCTGGAAGCAAAGTAAATGCTCAGGCTGTTCTCGACTTGCAAATACCTTTTGTACTGCGGACTGAATTTGTCGTACTCAACTTCAATCGGGCCGACTTTTTCACGAATCGTGACCTGACCTTGATCGTCCAGCAATGTCTCGGTATTGGCTTTCAGCGCAAGTTCAGCGCAAGCGTTTTTTACCAGAGTCGGAACAATGTCAAAGTCAACGTATTCCGGGTACGCATTGACAGAACAGATATCCCTGACCGGCACATAGATCCTAGGCCAGTCGAGTGCTTGTGTGTTGACGTACCGATAACCATCCCAGCGCAAGCGATAGACAGCGACCATGTAATCGGTCGCGCCCCGCAAAAGCTGTTCTTTCTGTGTTGTGGTCAGTGCCGCCCAGTCTGTGTTACCACGGTTGCTGTGGTAGGTATCTGCCTCGACTACGCTGACATAGCTTTCACTATTCGGGAGTCCAGAGCCATCCTCAACTATTAAGCTCATTCTTCCACCCACTCAATCATGCCAAAGACGCCAGATCCTGAAATTACCGTGTTATCCGCGAAAATGCAGATACCTTCACCCGGAAGCAGGATAAATCCTTCCAGATGATCAAACTCAATGGTAGCTGCTGAACCAGTAGTCTTACTGACGATGGATCGCTCAAGGAAATAGGTTTCCCGAGTCACGCCGGTCATTGTCAGACCACCATTGGCGCGATTGCAGATCATTTTGCTGGGTTCTTCGTTATTGTCATAACGAGTCGCAACGATGATATCGCCACCAGTTGGCTGACCCTTGATTCGCTGCCAGCCATAGATGGAGTTACCGCCACCCCCAGCATCTGCTGAATCAAGTTGCAAGTGCATCCGAATTAAACGCACGGACAAAACGTCTGAGTTGTACCAAGACTGATAGGCCGTGTTTTCGGTGTAAGTCGTTGGTGATACTGCGATGCGCGAACAGTAACGCTTCATTTTTTAGCCTTTTTCTTGGCAGTCTTAGCCACAGACAAGGCAATGGCTACCGCTTGCTTCTGTGGCATACCCGGATGCTTTTTCATCTCGGTCGAGATGTTTTTGCTAATCGTTTTCTGCGAGTAACCTTTTTTCAGTGGCATAGCGGTATCCTAAAATTAGGTGGGACAGCAAGAACCGTAAACAGGAATCCGGGAGCTGCCCCGATTCATCAAGCAGGCTCATACCCGCCAGCTTTGTAGTTCTCAACTTCTGACAACGGTACGGCTACCTCATGCGGTGCTGGGTAGACTTCCGGGTCACGTTTCATTACTACAAATCCAGCGGCTTTTTCAGCCTTCTCTACGGGTTTTTTCTCAGCCATGTCTTTACTCCATTGATAAGGGCCAGAGCCTAAAACGCGCCCTGGCCCTATCTTCAACACTAGCCGAGCAGAAGGGCAACGTGGTTGGACTTCCAGACCTTTACGCCGTACAGGGCGCGAACTTCAATCATGGTCTTCATGTAGCCTTTGTAGACTGCAATTTCAAAGACCAGACCGGAGAAGGGGTCTTGGACAGTCATGATATCAACCGCAGCATCGCCACCAGCCGGGAGTGCCGGGGGACGAATACCCAGTTCGATAGCGGTGCGGTGGAATGCTACGTTTGCGGTAAAGCTGTTGCCAATGGTGATGGCATCGTTATCTGCTTCAGCAAAGCGAAGACCCGGAGCGCCAATGGTGAATGAACCACCTGACAGTGCGGTGTTTGCAACGTAGATGTCAGACGTACCAGCAAAGGTAACGCAGTCACCCGCCAGCAGAGTGCCAGAACCGGTGTCAACATTGATGGTGGTGTCACCAACAGCGCCAGCAGCAGAAAGCTGGTAAGACGTGCCAGTACCCTTGGTGTGACTTGCAACACCAGCAGATTCCTTAATCATCAGGCCCTGAAGGTCAAGGAGCGTACCCTGACGGAGCAGATCCGTACCGCCAGAAGTGTTTACCTGCTGGAGTGATGCAAGGTTACGCAGCTTCGTGCCAGCCGCTGAGTTCATCACCAGCGTGATCTGGTTGTCAGTCGGGCAACCGTTGTCTACGAGGATTTGGCGAACTTCTGCAACCGTGTTGAAGTTGGACGCAAAAGGAGTCGTGCCAGCAGAACCTACTGCGCGTGATGCGCCTTTGTAGGCAGCCGTTGCCAGCGTAGATTCGATGTTGTTGCAGATAGCACGCATGGCCTGCTTGATCTGATCGCCATAGATCGTTTCAAAGCCAGAGCCATTGTTGACGTGCTTGATATCTTCGCCAGTCCACGGGATCTGGACGCTGACGTAGTTATCAAGGGTCATGGTCTTGTTGTCTACCGTCTGATCGGTTCCTTCCGGAATCGTCATAGACGGAGCAAAAGACGTATTTACACTCGGGGTGCGAGTGAATGCAGCACGAATCGTGTCACCTTTAGCGGCACGAATCGTGGCATCGCCATTGATCGTGGATGAAGGGATAAAGCCGACCAGTTCACGGCCAACTACATCGGCGGCTTTATAGATATCAGCCGCCAAGTTATTGAGAACATTTGCCATTGAAGATTCCTCAAGTCAGTTGTTACACCGACGAGAGGCAATGGCTTTTAGTCCGCTACCTTCCCGCCAGCTTTCGCAAATTCAGACCGTTCAAAGTGTGATGCTGAATCAAACCTCTCGCGAGTCCAAACCTTTGCGCCGGAGCCGTTTCCAGCACCGCCGCTTGCACCACCGCCACCATTGCTGGGCGCGGCAATGTAATGCTTGCCTTCATCACTGGTCGCCCAGGATGAAACAAACTCTGTCAGTTCCTTGTCGCCAATCAATGCTTTCCTTGCATCTCCATCAGCAACGATCTTTGCCTGACTGCCAAACATAGCTTTGACTGCGGGCAGGAACTGATTTGCCACGCCAGCCTTTACCAGTGCATCCGTCAACCCGTTATCAATGAGGAGTTTCTGGGTAAATCCAGCTTCAGCCGCTAATGCGTCCTGAGCCTGTTTCAGCAATTTGTCCTGCGCTTTCTTGGCCGTTTGTGCTGTACCTAGATCAGATTCAAGTGAATCAATCTTGGCCTGAAGCCTGTCAATTTCAGCGGGATCAATTGCTTTACCCTTTCTGGCTTCCTTCAGTTCTGACAGAAGTTCCTGATTCTTCTTTGACAGACCGCCGGTAGCCGCCTCAACCGCCTCTGCAATTTTGGCGCTGAGTTCTTCTTCACTGATTTCCATCTATACCTCTGGTGTTGATGGTGTCCCTCTGGGACGGGTTAACGTGACGCAATCACGCTTAGGCGCGAATATACCACAA